CCGTAGGCAAAGCCCTTGATGGCCTCAAACATGATGATATTACTCATTGCTCGTGCCTCCTGTTAGCTGCTTGGCCACCTGATTGATTCCGGTGGCGGCAAGGCCGCTCACAACACCCACAGCGATAGCAGTGATATAATCAGTGGCCGGGAAATCTGGCATCCCACAGCGCAGCGCCACAGCGCCCAGAATGGCACCAACGACACCCGCAATGCAGGGAATCCACTTATTATCAATTCCAGTCGCCTTTACGATCTGACCGATCAGATAGCACAGCACCGTGATGGCTGCCACGCTTGCAATTCCAAAGTCCATTATGTATTCCTGCCTTTCTGCTGGCCCTCAAGGTCAGCGATCCGATGATTGATTACTTTTACCTGCTCCTCCATCACTGGCACCCGCCGGGCGAAGTTGTTGTGCTCCCGCACCTCACGGGTCAACTCCTCCAGTTTTGCGTCGGTGACAGCCTGCGTTTTACCGTTGCTGATCAGCACACCGACCAGCGTCATGCCGCCTGTAATGATTGCCACAACGATTTCTGCACTCATGGCTTTTTCCTTTCGAGTATGTGGATTTTTAGTAGCCTTAAATGTCAAATATAAATGTACCCTTTACAGTCCGAATGTCTGTATTTCCTCCAATAGGAATTGCCTTTACAGATCCATCTGGAAGTACATCCACCGATACAATGCCGCTGTTATTGGCATCAAAAGCCAGGCCGTAATTATGTGGGTTCGATGGCCTAAAGCCCTCAGGTAATGTAGCGATAGTAACGTATGCGCTCGTTGTAATCGTTGCATTCGCAACAGCGCTTATGCTCAAAACCACACGGCCAAACTTGTCTTTTGTATAATAGGATGTGGCCCACTGATTTGACCACCCAGACGCAAATTGCAGATTATTTTTGATGGAATTTTTTATATCTGACAATTGATTACACAATAGATATAATGCATCTACCGATGTAATACTTAATCCATTTATTTTTACGCGGTATAGAGGCATCTGGTGCAGCGCATCACCAGCACTCAGATCCCCTGTCGTCACGACGGGATCGACGGCTGTTACACCTGCCTCACCCTTTACCACCACCACGGACGCTGTTTCAACGCCGGTGGACGTATTTTTACTGTACTGTAAGCAGATGATGTCATTTCGATACATGCCCGCGGTACAGTTTGCGATCACAGCGTCCTCTGTGCTACCGGGCGCAATCGAGATATGAGCTCCCTGCATCATCGCATCTCCTGATGCAATGGACACCTTATTGTTTGTTACGATTGTCGCCGCAAATTTGTTGCCTGTATTAAGCACATAATCGGCATTTCCGACGATGCCACAGTTTCCCAGGCGCACTTTTTCAGCGGTGATATGGCTGGATCCCGCGTAGCCAGTTACCAAATCGATACTCATATTGATCCCTCCAATTTATACTGGATATCCACCGCTCCGGTGTCGTCCACTTTGATGATTTTCCCGGTGATCGGCTGCGCCATGCTCATGCCGGTGATCCGATCACGGCCGCCGACGATGTCACCGATCTCTGCGTCGATGCTGTTGATTGCCATGGACATTTTTTTGTAGCTGCACAACGCGCTAAGTTTTTCGCTCCCCTTTTGGATCAATACAGCGGCATTGTCTGCTGAGCTATAATCATATATGGCCACACGATCCGCAAGGCCGGTATAATACTGTGTTGTCCCGATGCTGCCGTCCGCCTGCACATACAGGTGGACAACCGTTCGCTCCGTCAGTTCGCCCTTTCCAAGGCAGATTAGATGCGTCGTACCCATCCGGCTGTCCTGAGTGCTAAAATCCAGTTTATTGTCCTGGCTCAATTCGATTTCTGACGAATAGTCAATGATAGGGACTGCTGAGATCACAACGCTGATGGCGCTACCGGCTGCGCCCTCCCGCACCTCAATTTTCAGCCGCGCCCCGACGGAGAGGAGCATCTTGGTGAGGCCATCAAGCAACGTACAGTATCGATCAAATGCGTAATTTGTCAGCGTAAATCCGGAGATCTCCGTGCTTGCCATGACCAATGGCCCAAGGCTGGATCCAATCAGCGTATTTATGATGTTGTTGGCATCGCCACTTACCGTGCGGTAGGCCGATCCACTGGGAGGCTCGATTACTTTTTGTGCCAGCAGACCCCGCCATGTCCATCCCTTATAGGTGCAAGTAGAGGACTTGGTGGATGTATCCAATCGCTCAAGGATCCCACCAAGCTCAGTGCCAGGAGCAAAAAATAGATAGCCCATGCGGTAATTAAGCAATTGATAGGTAATGTCAGCAAAAACAATTTCAAAATCGTTGGTATCGCCTATATCGATGTCGATGGATTCAAATTCAGTCAAAAAGCCAATCTCCATGCCGGATGTACAGGCTACTACAAAATCCACTTTGGCACCGAGCCTTTCTGCCGAAGGACGATTTCAACGGCGTACTGCCCATTTTTGGTAATGTCGACATTTCCCGCGGGAACTTTATCAAATACCGACTGCGTTTTATTTCTGGAATTAAATTTGTTCAGGCGCGTGCCATTGGATTGCACCTGATAGACTGTTCCAGCTGCGGAGTCGATCTCCAGGTATTCGTCCACCGCTATTACAGCAGTTACACCATAGGGATGCCCGCCGATCCGTACAATAGGATTTGTGGCAGGTCCGAATACCCGCAGGCGGAAATCACAAGGCTCAATCCCCACATTTTGGGTATGGACAATGGACTCCAAATCACACCAAAAATCATTTTCAGCTCCGGTAAATGGGAAATCTGCGATCTGCTGCACGGTGGCAGCACCCGGTGTGATTGTAGCGGGCATGGAGATCACCCGATCGGTCAGCCAAATCGGATCAGCGGCAACAACGGTCAGTTTTAACTCTCCTGAGCCGTCATCGGCATCCCAGTCATCAAGCTCCCTGGCAATGCAATAGCAGCAGAGATATGCACCGTTAAAATACAGTGCGCCGGGTGTATTGTCGATGACATCTGACTCAATGCACGCTTGCAGGGCAGACATTGTAGCCGCGTAATCCTGCGCCGTTTCTGCAAAAGCTGAAACGGTGAAGGAAAACTCCTGAGCAGTAGCATAGATTTTTGCGATTTTTCCGGATCCCACTGTATACTTGCGGATCACCCGGAAGAGGCTCTCTGGATCCTGAAGCATCAGGGGCCAATCGGAAAAAGAAATCTCAGTGCCCCGGGAATTGCGGTAGGAACACTGCATCACAGCACCTCCCTGATAACGCGGCCAAGCTCTCGATCACCGACCTGGATGGTGGGGCTGCACCCGGAAATGATTACTTTGCAAATTGACTCAATGCGATCATAGTCGACGCCACCGCGCTGATCCAGCGCCGCGCCGAGGGCCTCCTCGATGTAAGATTTCAGCGTAGAGATTGGGGCAATTGCCTCTGGGCCCGCTTCGCCGCCGCCCATCAGGCTGCCGCCGTTGGCGCCAAAGATCACAGGGCCTGTCATGACGCCGCCCTTGGCGTACCACTCGATTCCCAAACGCGGGATACTGCCCTTTAACAGATCGCCGATGTGCCATCCGGACGGAGAAACGGAGAAATGCGGCATTTTAATGCGCGGAAGGCTCCACTCTCCACGAAAGAAGGCCCCGATGCCATCAAAAATTCCGCCGATAAAGTCCTTGGCGCTTGCTACTTTCTGTTTGATTCCGTCCCAGAGTCCGATCCAGAAGTTGCGGAATCCTTCACACTTGTTCCACAGGATGACAAATGCCGTCACCAGGGCCGCTATGCCAATTACGATCCATGTAATCGGGCAAGCCAGGAACGACAGATTCAGCCCATTTTGCACGATAGTCATCGATGCAACAGCGTCTTTTATCGTCCCTACCGCCGTAATCATTCCCCCGATACCCGTTATCAGCTTTCCAACGATAAGCACCAAAGGGCCGGCTACGGCCACGATGCCAGCCACTTTAAGGATGGTATCCTGTGCCTGCGGGCTGAGACCCTGCCACCATGCAGATAGACTGGCCATCTTTTGCGTGAACACATCTACGATAGGCGCAGCGGAGTTACCGATCGTCTCACCTACATCAGATAAGGCAAGCTTTGCATTTTGCATTGCCAGCGTGATCTTATCCGTGCCGTCCTCCATATTGCCAAATGTGGTATCAAGCGTACCGTCGGATCCTTGCAACACATCCAGCATATCCTGGTACTCAAAGCGGCCGCACTGGATGGCGTCAGCCAAATCGGGACCCGCCTTCGCACCGAAAGTATCGATGGCCATGGATGTTGCAGAAGCAATGTCAGGCGCCGATGCAATGGCATCCAGCGTCTTTTTGAATTCCTCGCGGGCATCCTTGCCTTGAGAAGCCCAGTTGGAAATTGCCTTTTTCATGCCGGAAAACGCAATGTCCGTATTAACGCCGGCTTTTTCCCACTGAGAGAAAATTGCAATGGACTCATTGGTATCAAATCCAAGCGCCCGCATAGGTGCGCCGAATTTGGTGCAGCTCTCGGCCAGATCATCAACGGAGATACCGGAAACTTGTGACGCCTTAGTGAGCGTATCAAGCACACTCTTATACTCACTGGCCGGAATACTGGCATCACCCATGTAGCGGGAGACCTTTTGTACAGCCGTTGATACATCGGTATTATTGACTTTCGCAAAATGGAGAAAGTCCGTTGACGCATTTTTAAGCGTATCGCCCGTAAACTCAAAGCGGGTGGAGACATCACCAACTGCCTTACCGATGTCTCCAAAGTCACCGACAACGCTTCCGGCTACCTGCTTATAGATGTCATCCAGTTCCTCAGCCACTGCGCCGGTGGCGCCGGTGGCGGCGATCACGTTATCCGATCCCTCATCCACGGCCTTAAAGGATGCCACGGCAGCCGTCCCGGCCGCCACAACGCCGGCGCTGATGACAGATAAGCCTTTACCAGCTTTCTCTACCTTACCGCCAAATTTTTCGACGGATTCGCCGGCAGTCTGAAAGCTGTTTTTGTGATCTTTCAGATGCTTGTTGGTGGCGTCAATCTCATTCTGGATGGCGGCCTCCTGCGTTTTCGCCGCGTTCAAATCCTTGGTAAGCTTCTGGACTTCCTCGCTGTTATCACCCCAGACTTCTTTTGCCTTGGCCAGCTTCTGGGAGGTGAGGTCCACCTTTTCTTTGGATTTCTCCAGTTCCGTGGACAGCAGGCTCTGGCGTTCCTTTAGCAGATCCACGCTATCGGCATTGCCCTTGAGCTGCTGCTTATTCAGATTCAACTCAGAACGCATGCCGCCGAGGTCCTTTTCGCAAGACTTAATGCCGGCGCTAAATTCCTCAGTTTCCGCTATAAATTTAATCCTGGCCTCATCTTTTTTGGATGCCATACTTATCTCCTTTCTCGCTCTTCATCCATTTTTGCATTGCACCAGCTGTCAAAGGCCGCCTTATCGGCAGCGATCGCGCGGACCTCCGCAAAGCTCATGTGCCAAAAAACGCTCTCCGGTATCTTAAGAATCAGAACGTAATAGGTAAAATAGTCCTCGATGTCTTCCAGCGGGAAATCTGGAAGACGGACGCGTGGCGATGTCCGGCGCTTTACTCTGCTGCGGAAAGCGGTCCGGAAACCGTCTTTTTTTTTGGATTGATGAGATCCTCGCAGGCCATCGTAAGTGCCTGGATGCTGCCAGATGCCCGCTGCATGAAATCAGCATAGGAGGCACACGCGTCAATGGTGTCAATATTGGCACACAGATAGGCCGTATAAACGACCGTGAGGTTGTCGAAAACGTCTTGAGGGCCTTTCACCATGACGTTGTTAAACCGCTCGTATGCGTCCTTACGGAGGCTTTTAAGGCGATACAGCAGCATCAGATTGAGGGTGAGCTGGATGACGCTGCCGTCATCCAGCTGGAAATTTGTCATTGTAGGCTTGATTTCCATCGTTTACCTCCATTAACCTGCGTTGTGCACGCTGGCCGGCGTGAACGCGCTCATCCAGGTGCCTTCCGTGGTATCATCCAGGTCGTCAGACAGCGATTCATAGACACCGTTGCCGTAAGTATCCGGCAGATAGGTCAGCGTCATCTCCACCTCGGCCACGTCGCTATCTCCGTTTTTGATCTTGCGGCCGACAGCCTCTTTCAGCACGGCATTGGGCCACGCCATCAGTTTTTTGTTGTCGTCCTCATCCAGCACTTCGGCCGTCACGCACAGAGTCGGATGCTTGGAGCCCTGGCCATAGGCATAGACGCCGGTTGTCAGGCCGGAAATGTTCATGCCCTGGATTTTCATCAGCGACTGGAACGGGAGATGCAGGGAAAGTTTCAGCTCACCGGAGCCGGTGCCCTTGACACGCTCCTTGGCCACCATGCCCCGCTCCTTTTTTGTGATCGTCCGGCTGTTGCGGGATTCTTCTGCCGAACCAACGGCGGACATGACAGTAGCTGTCGTATCGCCGGCCATCTTAAGGCCAAGCTTGCTGACTTCGTAGTCGGAAAAGATGGTTGTTGCAGTAGAACTCATAAAAGTCACTCCTCACTGAATTTTTGAATGATGGCATTGGACATATCATCAATTATGCGAGGGACGACATTTGCCGTACCTGCCTGCATAAACTGCTGATTGCCGTAGTGCCGTTTTGTATTGGAACCATCGTCCGGGAAGTAGAGGTAATTGTATTTGCCGGATGATCCGGATGAGCGGCCTGTCCCGATCGCCACAGACAGATTGTCATCTTTCTGTCCAAACGGCGCCGCCGCAGATGCTGGGGGAAGCTTCTTTTTCCACTTTCGGCCAGAGACGGGCAGCAGCCTCATGATTTCGCTGCGGATCAATTCACCGCCTGTTGTATGCAGATACTTGTTGATCGTCTCCTCTGCGTTTTCCGGATAGGCATGGATTCGATTCTCAATCTCTTGAAAACGCTCAGAATCAATCGTAAACGTTGCTTGCGGCATTAGATCGCCCCTTTTCTGGCCCGCACGAAGGAGATCGTGCAGATTTCCACGGCCGTATTGGTGCCAGGCTTGATGTCATAGGCCCAAATAATGTCACTGTCGGCGAGCCTAAGCCCGGGAATAGCAGCCACTGCGGAAGCCACCTGATACTCGTATCCCTCCGGGATATAGTCCTCCCGGACGACTGTGACATCATATTGCTCCGTGAAGTCCATGCGGGAGGCGCCGGCGCGGCGCGTATTCCGCCGGGCAAATACGCAATAGTCCCAGATAAAGCCTGCGTCCTGATGCGGCACCGCGCCAAAGAACACATTATGCTCGCCCAGGGCATCCAGGGCTTTACGAATCTCATTGAGCAAGTTCCCGCACCTCCTCCAGGTAGATAAACAGCTCGCGCTCCGTGGGATCCATGTACTTGATGGCGTAGAGCATGGAACCGATAATGCAGATGTGCCCGATTCGGACACAATGGGGATTCGGCGTCCGGATTTTGCGGGAAAGCGAGTAGCCGTGCTGATCGGCAAAAGTAAGATCCTGTTCCCGCTTTGACAGATCCTCAAAGGGAAGCTTTACCAGCGGTGTGAGATCGCTGCGGCTTTTGGCATTCTTCTTGGCCTTAAAATCGGTCGTGCCGGCGGTGTCCTGGCAAACCTCACAGATGCCAGAAGTATACTTATTCACTGCTGACAGCTCCCTTCATGGCCCATACAGCCCGCGTCTGGAGGATCTC